CCAAAAGAAAAAAATAGAAAAGTAGTTTATGAAACATTAAATGTGCCACTCCCAGTTTATGTTTCTATGACGTATGATGTTACTATTCGCTCCGAATATGTTCAGCAGATGAATGACTTGTTGGCTCCGTTTATTACTCTTGGGTCTTCTATAAGTTATTTTGTCATAGAGAAGAATGGACATCGCTATGAAACCTTTCTACAGGAAGGATTAAATTTGGCAAACAATGTATCCAGCTTGGGTACAGACGAGAGACAATATACAACTAAGGTATCATTTGAGGTACTTGGATATCTTATAGGTGAAGGTCCAAATGGAGAAAGACCTAAAATAATAAGACGAGAAAGCGCAGTAAAAGTTAAAATACCAAGAGAGCGTGTAATCTTTGGCGATATACCTGATTATGGCAATGGTAAATCAAAATACAGAGATTAAACAAAAAATGGTTTTTGGTACCTCAACTCACTAATTAATAAAGAAACATTGACGCTTTCGTTTCAGTAAAAGGAGAATCGACATATGCCAGCAAGAGACTTTAAGTTTATTTCACCTGGGGTTTTTATTAACGAGATTGATAATTCAACCAGAACAAGAACACCAGGAGATATTGGACCAGTAATCATTGGTCGTTCAAGATTTGGTCCGGCTCTATATCCAACTAGAATTGAGTCATTCCAAGAGTTTACACAAGTATTCGGCGCCCCAATGGCTGGTGTTGAAACTTTTGACGTGGCGCGCTCTGGTGTCAATACGGGACCAACATATGGAGCTTATGCAGCACAAGCTTGGCTGAGAAATAACTCACCTGTTACATTCGTTCGCTTAGTCGGTCAACAAAATGGATTTGCTGATGATGATGGTGAAGCCGGCTGGAGATTGACTAATCCGTTAGATGGCGATAGCGTTAAACCCTACCCTGGTGCCAACAACTTAGATGCTGGTGGTGCATATGGTCTGTTCGTATTCCAATCTTCTTCTGCTGGACTTAGCGAAACTACCGGTACACTCGCCGCTGTTTGGTACTGCACAACTGGATCGGTTGCGCTTTCTGGTACGGTTGTTTCAGCGACTGGTAGTTCAGAGCTTCTAGCCGACACCAATGGTACAAATACTGCTGATGCTTCTGGAGCGGGTACCAATATCATTGTTAGAGCCACTGCCGATAAAGAGTTTAAGGTTATTGTCCTTGGTACTGATGGTGAAACTGAAATAGAATCCAAGTTTAACTTTTCTCAGACATCAGAGGACTTTGTTCGTAAAGTCTTTAACACCAATCCAACTCTTACCAACACTACAATCACTGATAGTGCATCAGCGGTTTATAGACCTTACTGGCTCGGTGAGAGTTACGAAGATGAAGTTGCTCAACTTTTAACAGGTTCTGCAGCCGATCAATATGGTGTGATAATACCTCTATTCAGGTCTGATGAGGCTGATGGCGGTGATTTTAAGAGAGATTTTAGCGACCCAGCTACTGGTTATTTCATTGGTCAAGATCTAACAGATAATAGCTCTTCATTCGATGCAGCAGATATGCCTAAGCTGTTTAGACTACGTGCAAGAAACACTGGTCGTTGGACTTCGAAGAATGTAAAAGTATCTATTTCTGATATTCGCGCTTCTGACAATCCTAACGGCGGCTATGGCACTTTCTCTGTGCAAGTTCGCGCAATGAATGACACAGATAATAGACCAAAAGTTTTAGAGCAGTTTAATAATTGTAACCTAAACCCAGGCTCGCCAAACTTCATTGCTAGAAAAGTTGGTGATAGATATGTAGAGTGGGACGACACAGATAGACGTTGGAGAGAGTATGGTGATTATCCAAACCTTTCACAGTACTTCTATGTCGATATGACTGACGAACTAAGAGAAGGTAAACTAGCCACTGAGCTATTACCTTTCGGTGTATTTGGTATGCCACAGTTCGCTCCATTCAGCATATCTGGCTCAGGAGATATTGGAAACACTAATAGCTTGGTTACCGGAGCCGCAGAGTTCTCAGGTCTATGGCAGGGTACTGATACTTTAACCACATTTGTCTCAGGTACTGAAAACTACGACATCGAGTTTAAGTTCCCAACTCTTCGTCAGAGAGTATCAGCTTCAGAAGGCAACCCAACTAACCCTAAAAATGTTTACTTTGGTGTTGATAGTACATTTAACCGCACTGGACGCCCAGCGAGTTCCATTGGAGACTACACCGGTCCTAAGCCATCTGACGTGGATATGTTAGTAGCTGACACTGGTGGTGACGCAGATACGGTTAACTCGTACATCTTTACTCTAGATGATATGTGCATTAACCAAACTAGCGGTGACGTTGCCCTTTCTGGCACTTTGGTTTATAAGTCTGGTTCTAGACAGGACGTTGATGGTGCAACCGGTGACCGCGATGGACTGCTTTATGTTCGCGAGGCACCAATCACTAGTGGTAGCTATCGAGAGGTTTTAGCTCTTGGGGCAAACGCATTCACAACAGTATTCCATGGCGGCTATGATGGTCTGGATATCACTGAGGCTGAACCATTTAGAAATACTTTCCTAGAGCAGACAACCACTCAAACAGAGCTTAACAACTATGCGGTTAACTCCATAAGAGTGGCGATTGACGCTGTAAGAGATCCAGAGGCTGTTGAATTTGATATTGCGGCAATGCCCGGTATTACCAACAACACCCTTAACCGCTCTCTAGTAGATATGTGCGAGGATCGTGGCGATGCTCTAGCGATTATTGACCTCCAAGGCGGCTACGTTCCAGAGACAGAGAACACACTATCCGTCTCTGCTCGCATAGGCTCTGTTGATGATACTGTCAACAACAAGCGCCAAAGCCTCCAAATTGACTCAAGCTTTGGTTGTGCTTACTACCCATGGGTTCAAATCCAAGATACCTTCAATGGTACTTTGGTTTGGGCGCCACCATCGGTAGCCGCAATCGGTGCAATGTCCTACGGTCAGGCAACACAGGAGCTTTGGTTCGCACCAGCAGGCTTTACTCGCGGTGGGCTTTCAGCTAACAACGCAGCGGGTCTACCAGTTGTAGGTGTTCGCGAGAGGCTAGTAGCTAAAGATCGCGATAATCTCTATGAGGCGAGCATTAACCCAATCGCTCAGTTCCCATCAGAGGGAATCGTTATCTTCGGTCAGAAGACACTGCAAATAACACCATCTGCTCTAGACCGTATTAACGTAAGAAGATTGATGATCTTCTTGAAGAAGCAGATTTCACGCATAGCGGCAACACTCTTGTTCGACCAAAACGTACAAGTAACTTGGAACCGCTTTAAAGGTCAGGTAGAGCCTCTACTAGATTCTGTTAGAGCAAGATTAGGCTTAACAGATTATAAGTTGGTTCTAGACGAGACTACAACAACTCCAGATTTGGTGGACAGAAACATCATGTACGCTCAAATCTTCTTAAAACCAGCGAGAGCCATTGAATTTATTGCGATTGACTTCGTAATAACAGATTCAGGGGCTTCTTTTGAGGATTAAAAAATAAAAGGTAACTATTTACTACAAAGGAGAAACTAAACTATGCCATTCTGGACTGATTTTCAAACTGAACCTAAGAGATCTTTTAGATATTTATTTTATCTAGTTGGTGCTAATAATGTAATGCAGCCATATACTGTACAGACAGTAAAGAAGCCCACTTTTCAAGTCGAAGGTCCAGTTCAAGCAAAGTATATTCAGCATACGTTTAAGTATCCAGGTCGCGTTATGTGGCAGGATGTAACAGTTACCATTATTGATCCCGGTCGTGGTGAAGATGCTGCTTATTCATTAAACAGAATGCTAAGAGAAGCTGGCTATTTCACCCCTGGTGGAACTCCAGCTGGAAGACCAGAAAATGACCACTCTTTATCTAAGCAAAAAGCCACTGTTGCTTTAGGCAACCCAAGGCTTGAGCAAATTGATGCCGAGGGTCGCCAAATAGATGAGTGGACTCTTAAAAACGCTTACCTATCAAATGTTGATTTTGGTCAGTTAAGTTACAATGAAGACTCTCTAGTTACTTACACTTTAACCATTGTCTATGATTATGCTACATATTCTGCAATGGGAGTAAACGTACCAGATAGTGTTGCAGACTTGCGTTCTGGCGTTTAAAACAACGAGAGTGTAAAAAATGACATTTTGGAGTGATCCCAATTTAGAACCTAAAAGAACTTATAGATGGATTGCAGTAGTAGATTTTAAAGTCCCACTAGGTTCAGATGGTGATTTAAATGTAGTAGGAAATTCACGGTCTTTAGGTTTACAAACTAGTCCTTTTATTATTAAGCAGTTCACTAGACCAAAACTTGTATTAAATCACGAAATTACAATAAATTCACAGACTAGTGCTGTTACATATGCTTATAATGATCTAAAATGGGATGACATTTCTATTTCAATATATGATATTCAAAACGCAGGCAACAAATCATTTTTGTTTCCTGATGAGCCGTCAATCTTTAATAATCAATATAACACAACTAGAAATATTTGGACTTGGCTCACAGAAAATGGATATGATCCTGATGCACTCACTGGTCTGGGGGATTTTGGTCCTTTTAACAGCGCAATGAACAACGCGGACAACGCCGGCGGTGGCATTGCTACTTTAAAAATCTTACACATTGATTCAGAAGGTAAACAATATGAAAGCTGGGAATTCCAAGATCCTAGATTGGTCAGTGTAGATTTTGGACAGAATGCCAATTATGAAAAAGACGAGATTCAGCAAATAGATTTACGTTTTCATGTTATATCATGCGTATACAAAACAGAACAATAGGTGAAAAAATAAAACTTCTTTAACATATTCGGAGGAATAATGAGAAACAATGTCGATAGGATGGGTCTATCAGCAGATCCAGATAATAATGCTAATTTACAATCAGAGGTGACCCCACCCACAACACAAGCAATGCAGTTTATTGTACCAACAGAGTTGGTTGATTTACCAACCAAGGGCTTGTTTTATGATGAAGGGCATCCATTACATAATGCAACCACCGTTGAAATAAAACATATGACAACAAAAGAAGAGGATATCCTTACAAACCAATCTTATATTAAAAATGGCACAGTGCTCGACAGATTACTA